CTTCCATGCGGTTCGACCTGGTCAACCAACTGAAGGTGGTGCAAGTCCTCGCCGCCGCGGCGCGCGCCGCCGACGCCAATGGCACCCTGGACACCGACGGCTTTCACTCGATCACGATCATCCCGGAGTTCGGAGGCGAAGGCGTTACGCTCTCGGCGACCGACAAGGTCGAAGTGAAGGTCGAGCATTCCGACGCTTCGGGCTCGGGCTTCGTGGCTGTGAAAGCCGATGATCTCATTCTGCCGGCTGGCAAGGCGGCGGCGCTGGTGGCCCCCGACACCAATGGCGTGATCCTCGTGCTCGACGACAACGCCGAAATGCCGGCGGTCTATCCGTTCGGCTACAAGGGCTCCAAGCGCTATGTGAAGGTGACGCTCGACTTCAGCGGCACCCACGGAACCGCCACGCCGTGCGCTGTGACCGCGGTGCTGTCGCACCCGGAATACGCGCCGGTCTAACCCGCTCCGGGCTGGGCTTGAGGTCGCAAATTGCGACTTCAAGTTCGCCCGCCCGGCTGAAAGCCGCCCGTGATGCGCCCCAGCTTCGACCTGACCTCACCCCCCACAGTTGAGCCGGTCACGTTGATCGAAGCGAAGGCCCACGCCCGGTGCGAGCATGCGGCCGAGGACGGGCTGTTCAACCGCTTCATCGCCGCAGGCCGCCGCTATGTCGAGCAGGCCTGCGGTTTGGCGCTTATCGAACAGACCTGGAGGGGGACCTGGGCGACCTGGCCGAAAAGCGGGCTCATGTTGCGCCCGCATCCTGTCTCAGCGCTCACCGCCGTAACCATCGCCGGCGTCGATGCGACTGCTTTGTTCCGGCTCGTCAAAGGGCGTCCTGCGCTCGTCACGCTCGCGAGCGGCGCGAGCGCCCCTCCCGCAAACGCCGAGATCACGGCGACGTTCAAGGCCGGGTTCGCGGCCGACGCCGCCGCAGTGCCCGAGGATCTCAAGCAGGCGATCCTGATGCTGGTCGCCCACTGGTACGAGAACCGAGAGCCCACGGCAATTGCTGCAAATCTTGCAGTGGTTGGCGACATCAAGTTCACGGTCGATGCGCTGCTTAGCCCCCACCGCGCGCTGAGGTTGGTATGAGCGCGATCGGGGCGCTGCGTCATCGCGTTGAACTCGTCGGCGTCGGCCGGGTCGATGACGGCGCCGGAGGCTTCACGCGCGCGGACGTAGTCGCCGGGGTCGTTTGGGCCGCGATCCGGCCCGCTTCAATGCGCGAGATCGAGGCCGCCGGCCGCCTTGAAATGCGGATCAGCCACGTCTTCACCATTCGCTTCCGCGCTGATTTGCTTCCCTCGCAAGGCGGCCGGGTGCGCTGGCAGGATGCAGCCGGGCGTCAACGCGAAGGGTACATTGAAGCGGCGTCCGACCCTGACGAGCGAGGGCGCTTCCTCGAACTCATGATCCGTGAAGGAGGCGCGCTGTGAAGGGCGGCTTCCGCATCAACGTTCTCGGCATCGAGCGTTTGCGCGCCACCTTCGAGCGCCAGGGTGACAAGGCGCGCGGGCCACTGTTTGAAGCCGTGCGCCAAGGTGCGCACCTGGTGATCAAGAAGGCAAAGGACGGCATTCGCAAAGGGCCCAAAACGGGGCGCATCTACACGCATCGCTTTCCTGATGTGTTTGAGGGGGGACCCAGGCGGGCTCGCTACCGCCGCCGTGTGCCCCACCAGGCGTCAGCCCCGGGCGAATACCCAGCCGCCGACACCGGCAACCTCATGCGCTCGATCCACGATGAGCACGGTGTGCCGTCCGAAGAAGCCGCCGCAGGCTTTGATGCTTTCGCCGCCTACATCTACGCCGACGCCGAATATGCGGCGCCGCTCGAGTTTAAACCCGAGGAGAAGGGCGGCCGCCCATTCTTGAGGCGAGCGCTCACGGAGAGCGAGGACGAGATCATCGACCTCTGTGAAGCGGCGTTGCGCGGCGTGTTCGGCCCATGACCATCCCGGCCACCCTTGCCTTGCGCCAGGCTGTGGTCGCAGCGCTTCGCGCAGATGCTGGGCTGCAAGCGCTGATCGGCCAGCGCGTCTATGACCACATCCCTGAGCGCGAGCAGTTTCCATACGTCTCGCTCCGCGACCAGGTGCGCGCCTACGACACCACAACGGAGCGGGGCAAGGAGCACACCCTGCAACTCAACGCCTGGAGCCGAGCCGAAGGCAGCAAAGAGGCGGAGCTCGTCCTGCATGGACTGGAGCGTGTGTTGCGCGACCTCTCCCCGCGCGCGCTGACCGACCACACCCTCATCAATCTCGATGTCGAGATGGCCACCGTTGTCCGCGATGAGGGGGGTCAAACCTACTTTGGCTATGTCCGCGCACGCGCGGTGACGGAGGAAGTCTGATGTCCGGAAAAAAGGGCCGCGACGTACTGATCAAGGCGGAAGTGACGCCCGGCACCTGGGTAACGATCGGCGGCCTTCGTTCGAAATCGATCTCTCTGAATGACGAGATGGTCGACACCTCCGACAACGAGAGCGCCGGTCGTTGGCGCGAGCTCGGCGAAGGCTTCGGGATCCGGACTTTCTCCATCTCCGGCGGCGGCCTCATCAAAAAAAGCCAGGGCGAGCAGTTCTTGAAGAACCAGTTCGTCGCCGGCACGCACCCCCGCCTGCAGTTCATCGTGGCCGACTTCCTGACCGTGGAGGCCAAGTGCCAGATCACGAAGATGGATTTCAGCGGCGACTACAACAAAGAGGCTGCCTACAGCCTCAGCTTCGAAAACAACGGCGAAGTCACCCTCACCTAATCTTCGCTTTTCCTTCCGCCTTCTGACGAGGAGCACGCGGCATGGCCGTCCTGAGCGTTCAGACCATCCCCGTTTCGGGCCTCGCGGCCTCCATGACCTCTGCGTCCGCCGGCGGCGACAAGTTCGACAACGCCAACGACGGCCGCACCTTCCTTCGCGTGAAGAACGGCGGCGGGGCGTCCATCAACGTCACGATCGCCAAGCAAGCCGCCAGCGTGAACGTAGGCGGCTTCGGCGCACTCGCCGTCGCTGATGAGGTGATCGCGGTCGCCGCGGGCGCCGAAAAGGACATCGGGCCGTTCCCGGCTGGGCGCTTCAACGACGCGAACGGCCAGGTCAATGTGAGCTATAGCGGCGTCACGACGGTGACGGTCGCCGCCCTTCGCCTCGCCCAGTTGGTGGCCTGATGACGGCCAACCGCGCGACCCGTCGGCGCGACGCCGCCATGAGCCGCACGCTCGTCAACCGGGCGCGCGGCGAAACGCTGCTGGTAATTCCCGGCAAGCCCAACGAGCCAGCCCGCGAGATCAAGCTCTGTCTGACGCTCGCTGCAATCGCCGAGATCGAGGACGGCCTCGGTGTCGATAACCTCGCCCAGATCGAAGGCGCGCTCCAGACGGCGGGGTCGCGCCAGTTCGGGATCATCCTCGCGGCTCTCGCGCGGGGCGGCGGTCATGACGACATCACGGTCGACGATGCGCGTCGCTGGCCGCTGACCATGAGCGACGCAATGAGCGCGATCGTCGGCGCCTTCCGCGGCGCTGGCGCCATGACCGAGGCCGAGTACGCCGAGGACGCGCAATCTGCGGGGGAGCCGCCGGCGGGAAAGTAGACCCGCCGGAACCCACACCCTGGACGAATTGGATGCAGATGGGGCTCGGCGTGCTGCGCCTGAGGCCGGCTGATTTTTGGGCGATGTCGCTGCCTGAGTGGAGGGCGGCGGCGGAGGGCTACAAGCTCAGCCAGGGCGGAGGCGAAGCAGACGAGTTCATCGACGCGTCGTCGCTTGCGGCGCTTGAGGAGGCGCATCCCGATGGCTGACGACGTCTGGATTGATCGCCTCGTCGTCGAGCTGACCGCCGACATTAGCGAGTTTCGCCGCGCCCTGCTGGAAGCGATCGGGCTGACCGAGCAGCTTGGGCGCGGGCTGAACGACGCGATGTCGCGCCACATGGGCGCCGGCGACATCATTAACGCCGGCATCACCGCGGCGCTGGCGGGTGCGGCGATCCAAGCGAGCCGGACGCAGATCCAAGTGAGCGGCGCGCTACAGGCCATTGGCCGTAGCGCGCGCGAAGCGCACGAGCAAATCGCGGCCGCTCAGCGCGCGCAGGCTCTCCTTCAATGGAACGGTCCACCCCCGCCGCCGCCCGCTGGCGGCGCGATCGCTGCCGGGCCTGTCGCTCCGCAGCTTCCTGGCGGTGGTGCGGCTGGGGTTCCGGCCGCGGGTTCGATGGGCGGCAGCGCCATTCAAACCTATTCGATCGGTGGGGTGTATCAGCCCGGCAATCGGATCTGGCGCATCCGCCAACGCGATTTGCTTCGCGCGGCTGAAGGCACGCCAGCGGGGTCTCAACAATGGCGCGACTATGAGGAGGCCCGCGCCGCCGCCGGGCTGCCGCCTGACCCCAATGTGCCCCGCGCTTCGGGTCCGGACGCCTCAGGTCCTCGCCCGCCCGCGATCATTCCTGGCGTCCCCACCGTGCCGCACCCTGTGCAGGCTCCCACCGGCATGACGACGGGCCAAGCGGCGATCGTCGCGCGCGGCGTCGCAGCGGGTCGCATCAACCACCCTGACCCGCGCATTCGCGCAGACGGCGACATGCCGCGCGAGCTCTCCGACAGTTACAGCGCGCGCCTGGCGCACGAGCTAGAGACCGCCGCCGGAATGACCGGACCGCCCCCAGGCCCCGTCCCGCCTGGCCGCGAATGGGATCCGCGCACGCGGTCATGGGTATGGTCTGACGTCCGCCAGGGCGATCAGGAACGCGCCTTGCGGGATCGGACCCGGCGCAACGTGTTCCGCGGCGCGATGCAGCGCAGCGGCGGCCTGAGCGCAGCCACCGACGCCGCCGATGAGGCTATTGACGAGGCGATGGACCTCGGCGCCCGGATGGGCGCGACCCAGCGCAACGCCCGCGAGGCGGCCAGCGCCTTCACGCTGCTTCGCGGCACGGTCTCCGGGTTCGGCCGAGCGCTTGGGACCGTGGGGGCGGAAGTCTTGCGGTTCGGCCTCAACATAGTCGGCCTCGGTATCCTGGTCGAACCGATCCTGGCGGGCTTCGGCTCAATGGGGGCGGCGATTTCCGGCGCCGCTGCGGCCGCAACTGGAGCCGCAGCGCCCTTCCTACTCATCGGCGCGGCCATCGCCGCGTTCATTGCGCTGTTCGTCGCCGCCAATTGGGACCGCGTGCGCGCTCTCATGGATTGGCTCAAGGGCCGCGTCGAGGATGTCCTCGGCGATCGGTGGCAGCGGATCGTGGCGGCCGCGCAGCGGGTGCTTGCGGAGTTCGGCGGTGCGGCCGGGGCGCTTTGGGAGAAGATCGCCGAACCGCTGCGCGCGCTGGGTGCGGTCGTGTTTCCGCTGCTCATGGGGCTTGCCGAACTTGCCATCCGCGCGCTCGACGCGATCGGTGCGGCCGTAGAGGGCCTCTTGAACATTCTCGCGGACGTGATCGGCCTGATCGGGGCGCTGATCGAAGGCGACTGGGCGGGCGTCTGGGAAAGCGCGCGCGGGATCGTGGCGTCCTTTGTCGATATGGTATGGGAGATCTTCGCGGCGTTCTTCCCCGAGCTCATGGACGGCATGCAGGGTTGGTGGGATGGCGTCGTCGAATTGATCAGGGGCAAGACTGGCGAGGCGCAAGCGCAGGTGCAAGCGTTCGTCGGTGGGGTGTCGGGCTTCTTCGCGGGCCTCCCGGCTGCGGTGGGCGGCTTCGTGAAGGCGACCGTGGACGGCATCCAGGCCGAATTCGGCGACCGTCTCGCCGGCATCGTGGACTTCGTCAACCAGAAGGTGGGCGAAGTCGTCGGCTTCTTTGAATGGGCGTGGGATCAGATCGTCGGGCATTCTTGGGTCCCGGACACCATCGACGGCATCGAGGCCGAATACGGGCGCTTGCCTGATGTGATGGTCGATCCAGCGCGCGAAGCCAACGAGGCAGTGGTCGGCAGCTTTGAAGAAGCTCGGACCGACATCGACGAAGCGATCAGCGAGACGATGGACGTGGTGCGTGACGGCGTGAAAGGCGGCCTGAAGGACTTACTCAAGGGCGAGTTCAACTTTGGTGACTTCATCGCCAACATCGTCACCCGCATCGGCGATCGCGCCATCGATCGAGCCGTCGATCTTCTGATGGAGCAGATCGACGGGCTCCTCGAGCAATTGGAGGTCGCTCTAGGCGACATCTTCAACGGCATGTTCCAGAACGGCGCGAACGATAACGGGATTTTCTCCGGCATAGGACGTTTCTTTGGCTCACTGTTTGGTGGCGGCCGCGCCGGGGGCTTGCGTGCAGGCCCAGTCCTGCCTGGTCGGATTTACGACGTGGGCGAGTTTGGGCGCGAAAAGTTCGTCCCGGCGAGCGCGGGCTACATCCTGAACGACAACGACATGCGCGGCTTCGGCGGCGGCCGCGGCGTCGTGAACCACTTCCACTTCCCGAACGCGGACGCAGAAAGCTTCCAACGCTCCCGCGGCCAGATCGAAGCCATGATGCTTCGCGCGGCCGGACGTGGCCGGCGCATGGTGTGAGGCGGCGATGGCGTTCGATGAAGTGCG